CACCTCCTCGAAGTACACAGCGTCGATGCCGCCGGTGACCTCCAGCGTCTGGTCGAGCCACTTGCCGAAGCGCAGGTAGCGCATGCCACCACCTTCGTAGCGGCTGGGTCGGAACTCGGCTGTGCCATGGAGGATGCGGCAGCGATCGTTCCGGACGGCCCATCCAGTGGTGCTGCCGAGATCGAGCGCGAGGATGGATGGGGTGGAGGGGCTTGAGGATACGCCGGGCAGAGTCTGGGCATTCGAAGCCATGATGGTCTCCGTCATGAAGTGGATGGGGGAATGGTCAGGGGGGGGGTGCCGGCCGGGTGACAGGGGTCAGTCAGCCGGCGGGATGAACCTTGCTATCCATCGTCAAACCAGACAGGGCCCCGAGAAGGTGCCACGCCCCGCTCCCGCGGGTGGCACCTTCCCTTTAGGGAGGAAAATCCGGATTCCGGATTGTGCTCCAATCTATTGATTTGATTCGATGATTTCCAGAATCCGGAAACAATCAGTAGGCTGACGATTCCGGATTCCGGATTCTGCAGCAAGTTATTGATTAGATTCGGTGATTTCCAGAATCCGGAATCCGGATTGCAGTTTCGGATTCCGGATTCTGCACACATTCCGGATTCTGCAGAGGGGTCGAGCGGGTACCGATTATTCATTCGAACTCCCCCTGGTCGACCCACACATCGGGGTTCTCGACCGGCAGCATCACGCCGGTCTGGGGGCACATGAAATCGGTGGGTCGCACCTTGAGGAGGACAGGCCCGACTTCGCCGGTCTCGGCATCTACCGCCTCGGCATCGCTCCTGAGGACCATGTCCTTCACGCAGAGATAGCCATACTTCACGCCGGCCACCTTAAGGCCAAGCGTCCGGGCTCCATCACCACGGACGTACTTGACGTGGCCATTGGTGGCGAGAACCTGAAGCCGGTCCAGGATGCCGGTCTTGCCGCCAAGGCTCGCCCTGTTTTCGAACTTCGCGGCAAACTGGGTGGGCGTATACATCTTGCCCTGCATCCCCTGCTCGGCAATTAGGTTGACGATCACGTCGCCCTTGCGGTCACGCTCAGCGTCGTGCTTCGCCCCGACGTCCTTGCGCACAAGGCGCTCATTCAGGGGGTTGATCTCGACCCAACGCCCGTTCTCCTTGTCAATCAGTTTGGCGTTGAGAGCCGGCCCGTTCCTCAGCTCGATTTCGAGCTTGCGCTGGGTGCTCTCCTCCTCGGGGCGGTGCATCAGCAACCCTGAGGTGTAGAAGCCGCGGAGCGCGCTCGCGCCGGACAGCGCCTGGAACGGATCCTCGCCGACGGCCTTGCGGTTCATCTTCTTCGTGTGGTGGGCAAGTATGACACCACAGTCGGGCGCTACCGCTTCGCGCAGGCGTTCGACACGCTCGGTCAGGAAGAACATCATGGCGGAGTTGTCGTTCTCGCCGCCGCCGTCTTCCCCGCCGTCGAAGAGGTTGCGAATGGGATCGAGGCAGATGACATCGGGCGGCGCGTCGGGGAAACGGTCGCGGACGGCCTCCACGACCCGTACCAGGCCCTTGTCGTCAAGGATCATGCGGAGCTTGGGGGTGGCAAACAGACGGTCGCGTGCGCCGGAGACCACCCGCGCATCGAGCCGTATCTCCTGCATGCGTTCGCGGAGGTAATGGTACTGGATCTCGGCCTGCAGATAGAAGATGCGCAGCGGCCTGGGAGGCGCGAACCCGAGGAACGGCATGCCGGCCGCCATGTGCGCCAGCAGGCTGATCAGGAAGTCGCTCTTGCCGACCTTGGGCGCCCCCCCGAGCACCAGGAGGCCTCCCGGCGTCAGTACCCGCGGTGCAATGATGTCGTCCGGCATGGGCGAGCAGTCGTCGAGCAGCTGCCCGAATGAGAAGACCGGCAGCGGCTGGGCCTCGACCTGGGCCTCAGCCTCGTTGCGCAGCAGCGCTGGCCCATTCTTCTTCACATGCAGCGCCCAGAGCCGATCCGACTCCTGTGCCAGGCGCTCCAGTGACCATGCCGGGCGCAGCATGGCGGCGTTGTACTGGCACATGGCCTCCCAGCCCTCGCCGGGGCTCATCTTTCCCTCATGCACCAGGCGCACGAAGTGGCCGATGGCAGCGCTGGCGCCCTCGAAGCGCGTCCATGCGTCGGCGCCGCCCTCATGCACCGGAGTGGTGAGGACTGCATCGATCGAGGGCCTCGCAGGCCCTTCCGGCGGCGGCTCGGCCCCAACGCCGGGGATGAAGGGCATCGCCGCCACGCGCTCTGCGAACTCGGAGAGGTCGGCTTCAACTTCATTATGTTCACGGATCTGCACAAGGCGCTGGAAGCCGCCCTTGTGATAGACGGAGCCAGCGACCCGGATCGGCTGGTGGGCCGAGCGGAAGTGGGTGTCGCCACCCACCTTCATGGCGATGTCGCCGCGCAGGCGGCAAAGCGTATTGAGGTCCTCACCCGCGGCGACCTCGGTCAGCTTCCACCAGACATGCAGCTTGACTGCGCCTTCAGGTGTACGACCGCCGCTCTCCACCACGAGAGTGGGCATGCCCAGATAGCGAACGAGGTGCGCCAGCTTGGCGAGGATGTCGCCAGCATCGAGGTCCACCACGATGGCCTGCATCTGCACAACTTCATGGGCGCGGGCCTGCCCCTGCTCCATCACGGTACCAGGGATGACATATAGTGCCGCACCCTCGCGCCACGCCCAGGTGGCGAAGGTCTTTAGCTTGTCGAAGACCGCGGCGTCCGCGTCGATCCAGATGTTGTTGGGCTTGCCGTCCCTGCCCTGCCCCTTGTCCACGAAGCCGCGGACCGGGATAAGCCCTTCGCAGTAGCCGAACACCACATCGAGGAAGACGCCCAGCTGTTCGGCATCGGGTTCGACGCCGAACGGGTCTTCCTGCAGTGGTGCGTCGTTGAAGTCGCGCCACGGGTTGAAGTGGATCACCTCGCCGGTCGGCTTATCATCGTTGTCATCGGTCATTGCGGCAGGCTCCAGCAACGCTCGGCATAGGCGCACATGCGGCATTCGAAGTGATCGCGGTCCCGTGCCAGCCGCGGCAACAGCTCGCCGGCATCCGTGGCGCGGAGGATGCGAACGGCCCGGTCGCTCATGCGCTGCGCCAGCTCGCCGTTGAACTGCACCAGCTCATGGTGCAGTTCCGCGGTATCCTTGTTGATGGCGGTGAACAGCGCCGGGTTCGATGCAAGCCCCGGAACGGCGGCATCCATGTAGGCCTGGTAAAGCGCGATCTGGGCGGCATAGATCGGCTTCGCCACGGCAACCCCGTTCTTCACCGTCTCGCGCCAGTTTTTGGCGTTCATGGTCTTGCACTCCCAGAGAGCGGGAACGCCGAGCTTCAGCGCCTCCGGGCCACCGGCAATGATGCCGTCCACATGGCCGCGGATACGACCGCCGGCGACGGAGAAGCCGAACTGCTCGCCGTCAGGGTCGTTGCCCTTACGGGTGAAGAGTTCCATGCCGGCAGCACGCAGCCACTGGATGGCCAGATCCTCGAGCACATGGCCAATGGCGAAGATGCGCAGAGTGCGGCCGGGGAAATCGGCACCCTCGTCCTTCGGCGCGCCGGCGAACTCGAATTGCAGCGCGCGCTCACAGGCATGGCCGACACGCGATCCGCCCAGATATTCCCGACGGGGACGGCTTGAATTCTCGGTGACAAGTGCTGCATCAACGGTGTCGTTGAGCAGTTCGGCAAAGCTGCGTGAATGATTGTAATCGAGCATCAGTACGGCACCTCCGATGTTTTCTTGTTGGCGGCAGCAATGTCGCGCATGGCTTCCTGAAAAGCGCCCACGGCGACCTCGATCAGCGTCAGGACCTGCTGTTCTGAGAGCGCGTCGAAGCGGGTGTTCCACCCGATTTCCTGCATGGTGTCGCTCACGGAACTAACCGCCTTGCAGATGGCGGCCTTCTCTTCATCAGTGAGGTCAACCATGTCGGTCGACCTCCGCGCCCGCTGCCAGAAGAACGCCTGACAGGTGATGGAGCAGAACCATACAGAGGGCCGCGGCCTGTTCACCCGCTGCGGTTCCTGCCAGCCGAAGCCACGCGCAGGGCTGCTGCAGACGGCGCAGAGCATGAAGCGGGGCTGCCAGCGGACGAAGCGCTCGCGCGCAGTGATGGGAGAAGCGGTTGCCATGCATCAGGCCGCCACCGCCAGGCCGGCACCCTTTGCCTCTACGATGCGGGTGCGAATGGCGTGCTGATTGAACTTCAGGCTCAGCATGGCCGAGGCCTGGTAGCGGGTGAGGCTGTAATCCAACCGGCAGGAGGGCGGCAGGAAGGCGAACTGCCGCTCCGTCGCCGGCTGACGCAGCCATGACTTGGTCTTATGGGCCGACTCGTCGGTCTCATTAATATTCAGCCAGTCATCAGCGGCCGCGAGACAGACGATGTTCTCGCCGACGCCGAGCAGCATGGCAGGCCGCCCCTTGGCACCACCGACCGCATAAAAGCGTCCGCCCTCATTGAAGACGCCCGCCCAGGCCGTGAAGCCCGCAGCCATCATGGCAGATCCGTCTCCTTGGACATCCACCCACTGGAAGCTCGAGCGTGCCAGGAGATCGATTTCCGTCATGACGAAGTGACCCAGCGCCTCCGGGCCGCCTGCCTCGCGGACGGCCTCCCAGACATGACCGCATAGCGGGCACTCCATCGTCGCGGCGGGCACTTCCGCTTCACAGGACGGGCAGCACTTGGTCGGAGCGTCACCCGTCGCC